TGCCTGAAAATCTGGGCGTAATTTTGACTTGATTTTTGAAATGGTGGTTGATGGCGTGTTTAGAATTGCACGCAGAGGGCTTTATTTTGCGTTCTGACGCATTTTTCGAGCCGAGATGATAGTTTATACTACTTTGAGCCTAAAATCGCATACAGAGCCATTTAGACTCCAATTAGAGCATCTACCTCTGTTTCAAAAGTCGCACTACTTCTTCAATAATTCCATTATTACCAAAAAACCACTCCGGGTAGGTGAAGAGTGGCTTTTTGGTAAATATAAGAACACAACGTCTTACCATGTTGTGAGTTTGGGAAACCAAGAGAGGTAGACCTAACAACTAAGGTGGCTGGTTTCGATTACAGCCTAGCACGCCGGCTGAGTATTGTCAGAATCGCAGTTTCGTGCTAACATCAAAGTAATTCGTATTAGTTCAGAAAACCTCGCATAGTCGAGGTTTTTCTATTCCAAACTCCAAGCAAGTAATTGGAGGTAAAAATGGCGAAAGAACTTGATCCAGACAATCCGCAAAAAGAGTACACCGGGGTCTGGATTCCAAAGGAGGTCATGGAGTGCGATGAGCTATCGGCCATAGATAAGCTAGTCTATGGCGAGGTGGCTTGCTTCGATGAATGCTATGCCAGCAACGAATGGCTTGCTAAGCGTATCGGTCGGAGTGTTACTACGGCTTCTAAATGCATATCAAGACTGATAGAACTTGGCTTTGTTGAACCTTGCGGATTCAATGGCAGATTCAGATTAGTCAGGGTTGTCAAAAAGCGCAAGCCTTGCAGAAAACTTAAAGGCAGCCTTGCAGAAAATGACAAGGCAGCCTTTAAGAAAACTGCAAACATAGATAAAAGTAAAGATAAAAGTATAGATATAGTAGAACATAAATGTTCTATGGAGGTTCAGCCTACCGAAGAGCCAGTAAGGTCGCAAAGGTCACTCGATATTGACCAAGCATTCACTATATGGGAAGAAGTGATGGGCTATCCATTAGCAGCTAATAAGACAGATAGAAACTACGTCAACATTCTGCTCAATAAGAAGGATATGGACTTGGAGAAGCTCCGCAACATGGTGCGCTTAGTGGCAGCATCGCAGGCGGATAGATACAAGCGCTTCTCAATCACCAACTACACCGACCTGTACTACAAGACCAATGATCTTATGGCCTGGGCGAGAGAGAAACAGGCTCAACAGCACACTAATTCAACTACTTTGGAGGTTTAACATGGATAACCAGCTAATTTTTCGAGATACCGAGATGATACCACCAGCCAATGAGCTGGTCGCTTATGAGGGTAAACAAATTACTCAACTTGGCAATCTGTATGTCGAGCAGGTAAGCGATACTCTGCACCGGGTTAAGAAGTTCACAATCAACTTCATCGGCGGAACTAGCCGAGAGGTAACGTTCCCGGAGTACGATGCCATCTCAAAGGCTATCACAAGCCCGAATGCCCCGAAATTTATCAAGTTTAAGAACGGAGACTTCATAGCGGTCAACCAGATTGTGAATATCAGCACCAAAGAGGTCATTGTGGACACCAGAAGGGAGGATATGTAGATGCGAGCCAAAGGTTACTACTACCAAGACAAAGGCCAAGCGTTTATTGTCGATCCACAAAAGGTCAAGGAGATAAACCACGCCATCATGCATGGCCTGCTGGTCGATACTGGCGGTCGAGTGCTATATCCGATTCTAGATGACCCTAGCGAGTTCCAGAAGAGGACAGGGAAGACCAAGACCGAAGCCTGGCTCATCAATCCCAATTCAAGCCCTACTCTGCGCTGGTATTGGCAGATTCAGGAGCATAAGAAAGGCCACACCGGCTGCAAACCGCTCGGAGATGGACTATGCGGCTTCAAGATGGTAAGATATGCGCAATGGGATGAAGCAAGCAATAAATGGGAGCTACTCCCCATGTTGAATCATGCGACTTCTGAACAGGAGAAGGTGCTAGATAGCAACTAAGGAGGTGGAAAGGAATGGCATGAGAACCGCCTATATCGAGGTTCTTAGAAACTTAACATTCGAGACAATCAAGTTGGAGACTCGCCTTAGTGATCGCCAAGTCGCTCTTCTGCGCTGGTCGCAAATCAAAGGCAACGTTATCAAGACAACTCGGCAGCGAGATTGTAAAGTAAGCAGGGAAGTCCTAGATGCCCTGGCGCTACTTCCCCGAAAGACATCAGGGTTGGACTATGTTTTTCTAAGGTGTAATTCCCTCTCTCATGAGGAGCTGACAAGGCTTGGGGAGATTGAAAACCGCCTAGAACAGCCCAAGCGGCGCTTCTTTATCTATAAGACGAAAGAAACGCATAAGCGTGTTGACAAAAGTGCAGTAGTTTGATACGATAATGGTATTGAAGGACATTTACAAGCAGAATACGAACCGCAGGAGGTAGCGGAAGCCGTATTGACAATCGACTTTTTCCTATATGAACAATGTCGCACAATGCATATCGTGTGTTGTCAAGTTTAAGACCAATGTCGCACAAGTAAGTCAAGTTTCGGAATCGCTATCTCAATCGGGGTAGCGATTTTTTTATCAATGGGGTTTGGAACTAATACGAAGGTGCAGACTCCATCAGTAAACGAATCGCATCGCCGCTCAGGTATTAAGGAGGGCGAGCCTATCGGGAACTGAGAAGCTAAAACTAATAACCACAAAGGAGGTAATTGTGGCAGGTAACAAACAAGGTGGCTTGAAGGCCGCCGCAACAAACAAAGAGCGCTATGGCGATGATTGGTACGCTCGCATCGGCAAGAAAGGTGGCAAGAACGGCCACACAGGCGGATTCGCAGCCAATCCGGCACTAGCGAAGATTGCCGGGGCAAAGGGCGGAAAGATTAGCCGCAGAGGCCCAGCAAACGCTACTCCGCATCTAGACGATGAGGAAGTCGAGACGTTGAAGTATGAAGAGCGTGTGCGCTTACAGCGTGAAATTGCAGAGCTAGAAGGAGAGGATTGGTAGATGACCAAGAAAGAAGAGAAAGAACTCGATAAAGCAATCAGCGCTGTCGAGCATGACGAAGAATACGAAAGTGCGGCGGAAGAACAACTCTTGTATATAACCGAAACCCTATGCAACATGGGAAGCAAAGAATATCGCAACTTCATTCGCTATATGCGCTGCGAACGCAAAGCGAGAAAGCATCTGGAAGGAGTGTCGCTAGATGTTGATTTATAAGACTACTTTTACAGACGAAGCATTGAAGCTCATTGAGCCAGGCAAGGCATATGATCGTGAAATGCTCGCAAGGGATGTCTCAGACGTACTCGCAAATCGTCTTTACGAAGAGCTTGGCGGCATCAAGGCGATGAGCCTCAAAGACGTGGATAATCTCAAAGCAGCATTCTTTACATCAGCCATGTCGCTCATTGATTGGACTCGCTGCAATCGCAAAGTCGAGCCGGAAGAATACGCAGACTATACATGGCGGCTATACGCCAGCAGGGAGGAGCTTCTATGAGTATGTTCAGGCAACTCAAAGCGGACGAGATTGAATGCCGAGTCTCACAGATTAGTGACAAGGGGCTATTCTTACTGCTTTACAAGGATGCTCGATGCGACATGAACATCCTCGATGAAACAGTTGGGGCGATGGATTGGAAGCGTGAACATACCAGAGACAATAAGAACTGCATTGTGAGTATCTGGGATAAGGACAAGAGCCAATGGGTCAGCAAAGAGGACACCGGCACAGAATCGAATACCGAGGCCGAGAAAGGCTTGGCAAGCGACTCATTCAAGCGAGCCTGTGTCAACTGGGGAATTGGCCGGGAACTCTACACCGCACCAAAGATATGGATTCCGGCGGAGAAGTGCAACCTGAAACCGGGGAAGAACGGCAAGCCAGCGTGCTACGACAAGTTCAGCGTGGCGAAACTGACATATAAGGCGAATGGCGATATAGAGAACTTAGCAATACAGAACGACACAAAGAAGATGCTGGCGTTCGTACACCAAGGAGGCAAGTGATGGAGCTAGACGATGACGATCTAACAATCGCCGCAGAGTGGCTCTATGGCGAGCCAACAGTAATCGAATAAACAAACCGTCTTCATGCGGTCAGACGTTAAAGAGCGAAGCAGCACATTTGTACAATTCGGAGCTAGGGCTAAAATGGTCGGATCGGGGTAAAACTTTTTTCATCGTATCAGAATCGTAAATCAACTTTCCGCACACTACATTACATTTGAATCCCAAATTCAAAAATGCTTGTTTCAATCAATGTCCAATAATATCTATCATGTTTCTTTTGGAATAGAAGCCCTAGCTTGGGAGCGGTAGCGGCCTTATTTCTACTTATGCAGAACATCCCACACCCTGCCGCTCCACCAAGTTCGTGAATGTTGAGAGTCATTCAAGAGCTAATAGTAAAGGAGGTAAATGCAAGAAGATGATTCTGGGGGAGTAGCTATCGTAGCGTTTATCATGGCGATAGTAACAATGGTCGCAATCTTCGCAATAGTGGAGTTACTGAATGGATGAGATTTGTGACGGCAAGCAAAAATTTCGGAGTGAATCAAGCGCAAAACGGAGAGCGCACTACTTAAAACTAACTGGCGATAGGCAAGACAGAGGGCAGCATCCCTACAAGTGCGAGATATGCGGATGCTGGCACTTAACATCATTGAGGTCTATCTGGGATAAGAGGAATGGGAAAGATTATAAGAAGAGATGAATCTGATGAGGCAAAGTTCTATCTCAGGTTCAAGGGTATTGAGCGGTACCATGAATACGACACCATAGCGGACTTTGTAAGGGATTGGCGAGATTATGACGAGTATGTCAAAGAGGAGATAACACCGCTCGAACAGACTAAGAGCGAGTCCAGGCGGCGCATCGACTTATTCTTACGAAGGACAAAGAAAATCCCAACAGACAAGAGTGGGTATAACAACTGGAAGCAAAGAGGAGATAGTGATGAATCTGAGTGAGATGCTAGACCAATGGCACAAGACCAAGAGCATAGCGATTGCGCATGATATATGCGAAGAGCTATGGAATGAGATGGAGGCTTATGACGAACCTTAATATGCTCAAACTGACCTACATTGGCACTATCTACTCGAAGAAGAACTCAAAACAGATTATCTCGGTGCATGGCAGGCCAATGATCGTGTCGAATAGCCGAGCCAAGAAGAATGAGCAGGATATGGCGGCCGGGTTCGCTTTACAGGTTATCAAGAAGAAGTGGAAGCCGGTCGGCAAGTATTCTGTAACTATGCACTTCTGGCGTGAAAGCAACGTCCGCAGAGACCTAGACAACCTAACAACCAGCGTACTTGATGCGCTGGTGCTTGCTAGGGCATTGGAGGATGACAACATTAACAACGTAAAAGAATTGCACATCTACGACATGGGAGTCGATAAGGATGCCCCAGGAGTAGTAGTGCACTTATTGGGCGATACCTACGAGGAGGAAGAATGAAAGTAAACTTAGATGACTACGCAGAGATATTGCTAACAACAGAATGCCCTTGTTGTGGGAAGAAACTGGGGATGAAGCTCTACCAGAAGATGCAGTCCGGCCAGACTCAAAGGTGCTATGGTCCTAACAATATCAAGTCAACCTTAATTGAGGAGGAAGAATGAGAGAACTAAAGTTTAGAGCATGGGATAAAATCGACGAAGAGTTTACTGAGAACATAGACTGCCTTTTAGATATGAGAGTTGCCGAAAGAGTTTTTGCCTTAGATGATGAAAATGGCGAACTCGTTGTCGAGCAATACACAGGTCTCAAAGATAAGAACGGCAAAGAGATATACGAGGGTGATATAGTCCGACGGAGCTTCAAAGTAGATAGAAATAGCGAGCTTACTTATACGACCGACGCTGTGAAATGGTATTCTTATGATGAAGAAGAATGGCCTTATTCAACAATAAGCGGCTTTACATTGCCAGAAAGCGAAGATGGATATGAGGTCATTGGCAATATTCACGAAAATCCAGAGCTGGTAAAAGGGGAAGAATGACTAGTATGCTAGACGAACTCGATGCCATGTCAGAAGAAAAACACATGGAAATATGCCACAAGGCAGACGAACCTCAAAGGATGAACCTCGGCGAGGAAGATAAGGCGGTGGCCGACAAAGCCGCCAAGCTAATCGCTAGGGATTATGGCGAAGTAATTAAGAAGCTGGAGAACGAATGAGCACGTTATACCGCATCCAAGTAAATTCGCAGTTTACCGACAAAAAAACTGGAGAGAGTGTCAGAGTAGGCTCGCTTTTTAAGACTACCGATTATGAGCGAGCGAAAAACATCATGCGCCGAGGACTTGGGAAGTTCGCCGGGGTTGAGCATCCAAAGCGCAAAGGCAACCGGATTCTTATCCACCAGAAGTTCTGCTTTAAGATTGGCGGCATCGAAACCGCCAATCTCGCTATTGCCGAAGCATTCAAGGATAGGAACATTGTTTTCGTTTTTGGCGATGCCGACTATGACCAGGCCATGAATCTCAGCCAATGCCATGATGTGATTATTGATGATGGCTACTCGACCTATGATTGCGATGTGGCCATTTTTACTAACTATGATTCAGCGCCGGCGATCATGAAGCGCATCAACGCTCGCAAGGTTTATCAGCAGATTCATGCCGATTTCGAGAACCTACGGAAGATACCAGTTTGGAGTAATTTTACATGGCATCCAGACCCGAAGATAGACAAGGTTTTAAGTGTGTCTGAGACCGCACAGAAAGGCCTACAAGCGGCGTTTCAGCAAGAGTCGATAGTTGTACCGAATATCTTGCCAAAACGCACCACAGAGCCGTTCAAGTTTGTGCTGATGAGCCGAGCGACACCAGAGAAAGGCATTGACGATGTAGTGAAGCTATTGAAGCGCATTGACGAAGCCAAGAAGGACTATGTGCTGTTTTTATGCTCGACCATTGACCAAGCTGGAGATAATGACCAGATATACCTGCGAGAGAATCCGAGAGTGCTGACAGTACAGCCAAGCCCATACGCAAAGGCATTGATTAGTAGTTGCGACATGGGCATTCAGCTCAGCAAGAACGAGAGCTATTGCTATTCGGTCAGGGAAATGCTGCAGGCTGGAGTACCTTGCCTTGTCAGCGATATACCAGAGCTGAGGAAGCTCATCAAAGATGGCCAGAATGGCTATATCTACCATGAGGGCATGGACATTGAAAAGCTATTCGATAGAACACTCAAGGCTCGGATGAAGGCCTATGACGAAAAGATAAGCCCATTGTGGGAGAAGGTTCTAGATGGAGAATTGTAGATTTACGATCATCATTCCGAATTACAACAATGCTGAATGGCTAGACCAGATGTTCAGTAGCATCTTTGTGCAAACCTATAAGAACTACGACATCGTCTTTATGGACGATTGCTCTACCGATAGAAGCGTGGAGATAGCCCAGAGTTGGCATGATAAGTTCTTTGACATGGACGAATGGAGCGGCGAGTTTAATGTATTGCTAAGTGCCAATGGGAAACGCTGGAACGGTGGTTCTCGCAACGCAGCAATGAGAGTGTACACGCCATGCATGGGGGATTACACCATCTTTATGGACAGTGATGATTGGTTCTCAAGCGGAGATTGCCTGGAAGAAATCGCAAAGGCACTTGAAGCTAGCAACTACCCAGACCTTCTCAGACTTAGCTACTACACTCTTATTGGCGACAACCTATCTCTATGCGACCTTAGCGACCAGCAGACCGTTGAGCGCATTGTAGCCGACCAGAATGTCGCTTGCTGGACTAAGTGTGTAAAGACCAAGAAATTAGTGCCATTCCCAGAGAACACTCTAATGGAAGATGTAGTCCAGCATATCAAGCAGATGGACAACGTAGAAACAGTGGCGAGTATCAACAAGGGAATCATTGTTTGGAATCGCAACAATAGAAATAGTTGTAGCCGAGACGAAACTTTGCAGAACGGCAAGTGGAAGTCGAGCCTATACCGCTACTACGCAGACTTGCTTGATTTAGAGGTAAAGAACCCGGCCTGCCAAGCAGAACTAGAGCGTAGGCGAGCGGTGGCGCTCGATAATATCAAGAATGATCGCTTCGTGCAATAAATCTGACATTCCGCACTAAGCATGATATGAGGGAGTTATGAAGACAATCACGCTCACATTCACTAAGAACATACAAGGAAGCGAGCTTGACCCTTTTGGCAATCCTATCGAGACCAAGCAAGCCATATCGGTCGAAGGTTGCCTCATAGCTCCAATTACTGAGCCATCCAGCCACCGAGAAGAACAGGCGATAGAGCAAGGCAAAATCCAAGTCCGCATCCATTTACCAAAGACATTTACCGGCGATGTATCAGATTCAGATGTGGAGTGGGATGGCAAGACATTCCATCTCGACTCCGATTCGGTCGCATTTATGAACGAAAATTGCCCGACCAAGTGGAATCGCTACTTCCGGGCGGAGGCTATTTATGAGTAGAAAAGAGAACCTAGAAGCAGTAGTAATCAGCTGGCTGCGAGACTTAGTGCCAGGCTATCCGGCATCATCCGACACGCCAAAAACCTTGCCAGAGCGCTTTATCCTAGTGGAGCGCACCGGCGGTGCAAGAGAAGCTATGCTCGGCGATAATGCCGAGATTCTTATTGAGGTTTACGACAAAAGCTCTCGCTATGATTGCTCTGAGATTGCAAACTTCATTGGCGATCATATCTACGACTTATGCATCGAAAATGAGAACGTAACTCATGCATCGGTCAACTCAATCATCAGCCTGGATGATACGCAAAAGCAATATCATCGCTACCAAGTCTATTGCGACATATTCCATAGCAGAGTTGGCCTAGACTCGACCCCACCAGAGCCAACACCAACTCCAAGCGCATAGGGGGCTTACAAGCGGAATCAGGGGCTTGCAGAGGCATATCTGACAAGCCCTTTTTGCTGTGCTATTTATGAGGCAACAGTAATAACGCAACTGGGAGAAATAGCGGATATGACCCAATACTACAAAAAGAACGAAGAAGGCGAGTTTGTAGAAGCTGACTTGTCACAAGAGGACATCAACCAAGCTGTCAAAGAGCGAGTTGATAGAGTCAATCGAAAGTACAGCGACTATGAGGACTTGAAGAAACAGAATGAGGAATACTCAGCGAAACAGACCGAGTTCGAGAACAAGATAAACGAGCTTCTGACAGATAAAGCTAATCTGGAAGATGACTTGAAGGCTTCAAAGCTAGAAGTCGAAAAAGTTCGCATCATCAACGAGTTCCATATCGGAGATGACCTTGCCGAGTTCGTGACAGGCGAAAATGTTGAGGAGATGAGGGGGCGAGCTGAAAAGCTGGCTCACAGTACAGCTCCGAAGACAGCCGAAGTTAGCAAAATCGAAAAGCCTGAGCCAAAGAAGTCTGACATGGCCAAGCTTGCCGATAGCCTATTCGGGTCAAAACAATCAACCAATTAACTCAAAGGAATAACTCAAAATGGCAAATCCACTTTTGACTTCTGCTCTTGACCTTGCGAACCACACCGCATCTGGTGTATGGCAGAAGAACATCAAGTCTGGTATCATCGGCAGCCTCACGCCTGATGCGCCAGAAATCATGGTCGGTTCTACTGACTTCTTCACGTTTACTGGCACTCCAAAAGCTGAATTAGTTGGCGAAGGTGCTAACAAGTCCAGCATGGACGGCACGCCAGCAAAGAAAACGAGCAAGACTTACAAAGTCCAGCTTACCTATCGCTTCAGCGATGAGGTTCGCTATGCGGACGAAGAGTATCGCCTCCGCCTGATGGAAGCCCTCGCTGGCCGCATCGCAACTGGCGTATCTCGTGCAATCGACTTGGTCGCTATTCATGGTGTAAACCCATCGACTGGCGAAGTTGCTGCTTCTGTTGCTGATTACATCACGAAGAGCGGCAATGGCCACGTCATCAACTCGACCAGCGCAACCCCAGAGGTTGACCTTGATGCTGCTGCTGCGGCTCTACAAGGCTCTGGCTATGCTGCAACTGGTATCGCTCTTGACCCTGTTTATGCAGGTGTCTTGGCTCGCACCAAGAAGAGCAACGGCGATCGTGTATTCCCAGAACTCGGTCTCGGTTTCAATGTTGACCGCATCGCCGGCATCAGCGCCGCTGTCTCGAACACCGTTTCTGGTACTGCGGAAGGTGTCGCAAACAATACTGGCGTTGGCGGCATCATGGCTGACTGGAATGCTATCAAATGGGGTATCGCTCGCAACGTTCCTCTCCATCTCATCGAATACGGTGATCCAGATGGTGCCGGTGACTTGCAGCGCACCAACGAGATTGCGATTCGTGCCGAGGTTGTATTCGGCTTTGCGATTCTCGATGACAAAGCGTTCTCGATTATCAAACAAGCTCAGGTTTCTGCCTAATAGCTTAAACAGAGAGCCACTCCATTCGGGGTGGCTTTTTGTATCTGACTAGAAGTGCCGGGTGTGATATTTAGAGGGTAATATGGCTACTGAAACTCAACGAAGCTACATCAAAGACTTATCCGTACAAAAACTCAAAGAGTTCAAGGAGTTCAAAGAGATGCTCTATGCTAATGGCATTGTCGAGAGAGATGCCAAAACTGTTGGAGAAGCTGATAGCATTGATGCCATTCTCGATGCAACTACCGACCTACAAGCCAGCAAGATGATTGAGGCACTTCTGGCGAAGAAAGAGCCAATTCGCTCAAAAACCTACTCGCAAACTCGCTCGCTCAAAACGATTGAAGGCCTGGACAAGATAAAAGAGAAAATAAGGAGTTGGAACTTCAATGAACTACGATAGCTTGACTTACACAATTCTTGACGATTTCAAGGCAGAAATTGACCTTATCAATAATCCAGAAATAGACCCGGAAACTCGCCGCTATAACCTAGAAATTATGCTTAGGGAGGTCGGGGAGCAAGTCTATGACGTAATCTACGCCATGAACGCTTGGGATATGGAAATTGATTATACTAACGGGAAAACCATCAATGATGCTTATTATGGACTTGCGAAGAATATCTCAGATTCTATCTCTACCGGAGGCAAGGCTACTATTAACGCTCAGATGGAGGAATGGTTAAGCAACCAAGTGTTGAAAGCCCAATATGATGCATTCTGGAACGCCAAAGAGTTCAACAAGTTCCCGACCGTAGAGCGTATTGCCGCTCCGAAATGTTGCACATGGTGCAAGGAAGTAGCTGGAGTCCATGTCAACCCGGAAGGAGAAGTATTCAGACGGCATGACAACTGTCGTTGCGAAATAAGAACATCTGGATGGAAATCTAAGAACGGAAAAGTCTTTGGAGAATGGGATGGAACGTATAACAAGAACGGGACTAAGCACTATACGAAGACATGGGAATATCAAGGTTAGAAAGGAGTAAGACATGGCCAAGAAACAGACCAAATCAAAGAAGAACGTATCAACTACCGCCTCGAAGCCGAAAGAGGCCTTACAAGCGGAATCAAGCGTGTTAGAGGGCAATCCTGATGCAGAGGTTGTCGAAGTCGAGAAGAAAGAGCTTGTGAAGGTCCGCGCTATTATTCCGTTCTATGACCTAGAGGCGAATATGAGCCGGGGTGCTGGAGCCGAATGGGAAGTCAGCGAAGATCGCGCGGAGCTGCTCAAGAAGCTCGGTATCGCAATAGTGTTATAATCAAATCAAAAGAAAGCTACGATACAGCTCGGTCAAGTCTGGTAATAAGGGAAACAATAAAATGCCAGACGAAGAACTTATCGCAGAGATTAACAGCCTAGCAGACAAGCTGCTAATCAAGCTCCAAACTCTTGCATGGCCAGCAGGAGAGAAGTATTGCTACTTCAACGCTAATCAGAGTGTAGTGGACTTGGGCATCTCAATGCCAAAGAATTTTAGAGGCCTCCGACCAGGTGTAGGTTGGGCATCCAGAGCGGTCAACACACTTTCAGACCGCATCAACTTTGATGGTTTCGCTAATGACTCAGTAGGTATCAATGACCTGCTCGACAGCATTGGCGCTTTTTCGGTATTCGGCAAAGCCAAGTCAGATGCGCTCATCGCTGGCTGCTCATTCATCGCCGTACTGCCAACCGTAACGCAGCCAACCAACGAATCTCCGGCTAAGACTACTATCAAACTACTGCCGTTCACAGCTACCGAAGCGACCGGCAATATCGACCAGCGCACAGGATTGCTAGACAGCGGCCTTGCGGTGCTTAGGTGGTATCAATATGATGAAACTAACGCCAACGCTCGGGGGTGGAGCAAGGTCGGCCTAATACCAGCAGATTATGCGCTGTTTACTAAGGACTTCACAGCCTACTTCATCAACCAACAGCTCGCATGGATAACCGAAAACAAAACCAAGCGACCGCTACTCCATGTCATCACGCATCGTCAATCAGCAGACCGGCCATTCGGCAAGTCTCGCATCAGCAACACCGCTCGCCGCATCATTGATGAAGTTGGGCGCTTGAAAGTGCGCTACGAGATCGCCGCAGAGTTCTACTCAACTCCACAGCGTTATGTCAATGGCCTTGCGGACGGCTCGATAGATGGAGCTAAATTCGAGGCAGCACTCGGCAAGATATGGACTATCACGAAGGACGAGGACGGCGAGAAGCCAGAGATTGGCCAGCTCGCACAGATGAGCATCAACCAATTCAGCGACCAGAAGAAAGACCTCGCAAGAGACTTCTGCGCAGAGACCGCTCTCACGCTCCGCAACCTCGGCTATGAGACCGCCAACCCAACTAGCGCCGAGAGCCTATCGGCCATGAGCGATGACCTGTTACTAGAAGCCCAAGCCTGCCAGACAGAGTTCGGTAGGGAGTTCCGAGAGATTGCCATATCGGCACAGATGGCGCTTGAGGGAATTGAAACTGTACCATCTAGCCTCAGAGACATCGAAGCCGCCTGGAAGCCTGTATTCCAACTCGACATCGGCTCGGCTGGTGATGCCGCTTATAAGCTCATCCAGGCTATGCCAGAGCTTGCTGGCACTACCACGCTATACCGAATGCTTGGCATGAACATCCGAGAGGCTGAAGAACTCGCTCGCAAAGCTAACGGCGCAAGGCCGAACAACTTCATGCTCGCAGGAGACCAAAGATGACCGAATCTGTACTAATCGCACTTATATCGGCAGGGTTCCCGACTATTGCCACTACAATTACGGCATTGCTTCAACGCAGGTCATCTGAAAAGCATGCCGCTAAGCAGTCTATTATGCAGATGATTCTAGAAGACCATGTCGCTGTATCAGAAGGGCATTTGCCAACCAACTATCAGAATATACTGCATGAGTATGACATCTACCACAAGAATGGCGGCAATTCGTACGTTACCGAGAAAGTGGAGAATTACAAGACCTGGTTCGTAAAAGTTCAAGGAGGAAAAAAATAATGGCGACTACATCCTATGCAACGGTGGCGGATTTATCGGTCTATTGGAGGCCTATCGCAGAATCCGAGACAGCAAGAGCCAATGATATGCTCTCGCTCGCAAGTTCAAGACTCCGCCTATACGCAGACAACTCAGGCATTGACCTCGATGCCAAAGCGGCCGCAGATGAGGACTATGCGAATGCACTCAAATGGGTAGTCATGGAGGCTACCAAGCGAGCCTTATCTACTCCAATCGACACTCCGCCTGTTGATAGCTACTCGCAAGCAGCTGGGCCATATAGCGAGAACTACAAGTTCACTAATCCATCGGGAGACTTATGGTTCAAGAAAGCGGAGCTGAAAACCCTCGGAATCTCTGGCGTTCAGAGGGCTACATCAATAAGTCCAGTTACAAGAAAGGATATTTATGGCGAATAAAGTATTCAACATGGCTGGTGGCCTACATTCAGCCGCCGCATACGCAGCCTTTGAAGATGCGCTCTATGGCACTTGTGTCGCTGGCGATGCTAGCTTCCAAGTCAGCGCTGGAACTGGAATGAACGTCACGATCGCACAGGGCAACGGTCTTATCTCGACCGGCACAGGCTTCGCTCGCAGAATCGCAGCAGATGCCCCAAATACAGTAGCGGTTTCAGCGGCTTCTACCGCCAACCCTCGCATTGATGCCATTGTGGCCTACATCGACAACAGTGTCACTCCGACCACTTCGGTAGTGGACAACACCAACGGTGTACTCAAATTCAAGGCGGTCACAGGAAGCCCAGCTGCGACCCCATCCAACCCATCTGATGCGGCTATTCAATCATCAGTAGGCGCTGGCAACCCATACATGGTCTTGGCCTATGTGACTGTACCAAAGAACGCAACCGCTATCTCTACTGGCACATTCACAGATGCTCGCAAGATTGCCGGTTGGGTACGCTTGCAACTCTCCACTACTGATATTGGAGAGGGCGCTCCGCTTCCAGAAGGTACGCTTTACGGTGTCTATGAGGAGAGCTAATTATGGCAAGCTCAGGATGGCAGAACGAACAGGCATGGTTCACATATAGCTCCAATGTCTATCTTATCGGCAACATTCGCATCGACTCGATTGAGCATAATGGCACTAATCTTCGCATCAGAGGCGCAATAGCGGCCGGTGCAAGGGGCAGCAACAATTACTACTTCCGCTACAATGACTACACTTCATATGCACAGCC